AGGTCTTATACGATACTAACTCAAACTAGTGGTGCAACGCTTACTCTAGAAGTTGGTACAAGTTCAGGCGGGTCACAAACTAAATCTTCTAGTCTAACAATTAGCAGTGGAAATGAAACGCTTCTTACAGAAACAGTGTTTACAGCCACCGCAACCAGTCACTTTGTTAGCTTTACAGAAGCAGCAGGAGCAGCAGCGTTTGTAAAGTTAGTTGAATTAAGTGAGTCTTCAACTTCTATAGCTTTAAAGTATTTGTCTTACGAAGATTACAGTGAGCGGTTTAGAGAGAGGGACTCAAGACCTGACATTGATAAGTTTGGTGATCCAGAATATGTCTACACAACATACAATAATGAAATAGGCTTAACTCCGATCCCCGATACAAGTAACCGTAGCTTAAGGTTTGATTTCTATGTTTCGTCATCTGCATTGTCGGCGGCAACAGACACATCCGTCATACCTGAACGTTTTGAGCCGGTCATCAATGCTCGTTCAAAGTACTACACCTATATGTTCCGTTCTGACACTCAGACTGCTCAGTTTGCTTTGAAAGAATACGAGGATGGTTTGAAGCGTATGCGAGTCGAGTTGCTAAATAGAAAAAACTATATGAGAGCAGTTTAATATGCCAGATTTAGAACTGCAGGGGGTAAGCCCCCTTTCTTTCAACTGCGAGGGCGGCTTGGTATTGAACAGGTCTACCTTTATTATGCAGCCGGGACAAGCTCTTGAGTTGGAAAACTTTGAGCCTGACGTTGGCGGCGGGTACAAAAGGATGCTGGGGTTTCGCCCCTTTGTAAATCAGATTGTACCTGAAACAAACACTGCAGGTGAAGCTGTACTGATGTCCACGCAGTTCAATAACTTTGTATTGGCTGCACGAGGCGAAAAGATACTTAGTTCTGCATCTAGTGAGTTATCACAGGGCATTGCTTCAGCTACAGCCATGACAGGGGCTGGAACAATAAACCTCGACAGCACTGATGGGTTTAGCTCCAGCGGCACTGTCCAGATAAACTCTGAAATATTTACCTACACAGGTAAAACTGCAGCTACTTTAACTGGTGTAACAAGAGCAACGAGCAGTACTACTGCTGCCGCACACATAGTCAATGACGTTGTTTCTGAAACTTGGACTGTTAGAGACACCGGAAGAACAAGCGCAGCCCGTTATAACTTTGAGCGGTACAACTTTGACGGCAACGAAAAAATCATAGTCGTTGACCAAGCCAACGCTCCTACAATATTCAATACGTCTCTTGCCGCAACAGATGTTAGTAGCAGTGCAGTAGCTGGTGCAAAACATATTGCTGCTTTTAAGAACCACATGTTTTACTCTGGCATGGCTTCTACACCCCAAGAAATAGTGTTTAGCGAACCCTTCGATGAGGATGGCTTTACCGCTTCGGACGGTGCTGGAAGTATTAAAGTTGACGACACGATTGTTGGCTTGAGAGCTTTTCGGGGTGACTTGTTTATCTTCTGTGAGAACAGGATATTTAAGTTGGGCGGCAGTTCGCTCAGTGACTTTGCAATTGTTCCTGTTACAAGAAACATTGGGTGTGTAAACGGTTTTACCATCTTGGAATTTGCTGGTGACTTAGTGTTCTTAGGGCCAGATGGCTTGCGTACTGTTGCTGGTACAGCCCGTATTGGTGACGTTGAGTTGGGTACTATCAGCACCAACGTTCAGCAGTTGTTCAGAGACAACCTGACTAATGCAGAAGCGTTTGTTTCCTTAGTCATACCCGACAAAACCCAGTACCGCATCTTCTTCTCAAAAGAGGGACAGGCACAGACATCTTCACTAGGAGCTATCTGTGTTATGAAGGGACAGGCGTTTGAGTTCTCAACTATGAAGGGTATTCGTCCTGCTTGTGCGGATACGATAGTCGAGGCAGGAGATGTAATAGCTATACATGGTGGCTTTGATGGCTTTGTATACAGACAGGAACGAAGCAATACATTTGATGGTTCCTTAATCAACGCCAAGTACAGAAGTCCTGACTTGAGCATGGGCGACCCCGGAGTTCGCAAGCACATGCAGCGGGTCAACATCAACTACGCACCAGAGTCAACCCTAGACGCAGACTTGTTTGTAAGGTACGACTATGAATCAAGTAACTCTGTTCGCCCTGCACCCTATCCGTTAGACAGCACGAATGTTGCGGGTACATATGGTAGTTCGGTTTATGGAAGCGCAGTGTACGGTGGGCCTTCACAACCTATTGTTCGTAAAGCAGTAGAGGGTTCAGGATTTGCTGTAGCATTACGAGTAGAAGACGGGGCAACCGCTACTGCCCCTTACACCCTAAAAGGGTTTCAATTAGAATTTCAGGTGGGAGCAAGAAGGTAAATGGGCGCAACCTATACACGACAGTCCACGTATGCTGACGGCGATACAATTTCCGCTGCAGATACCAACGACGAGTTTAACCAACTACTTGCGGCATTTGCTGCAAGCACGGGCCACACGCACGATGGAACTGCTGCAGAGGGGGGACCAATCTCTGCTCTGGCAAGTAACAGCATTACTTTTGGAACAGGTGCAGACACCGACATTGCGATTACCTTTGATGGTAATACCAGTGACGGCGTTCTCACATGGATGGAAGATGAGGATTACTTTCAATTCTCTGACGACATACTCATGTCCACTACAGAAAAGATACAGTTCCGTGACACTGCAATTTACATTCATTCAAGTGCAGACGGTCAACTGGATATTGTAGCTGACACAGAAATACAGATTGCAGCCACAACCATCGATGTAAACGGCAACCTAGATGTTAGCGGAACCGTTGTTGGAGCCAGCACAATATCAGCGGGTACAGCGTTTGTCCCTGATGCAAGTGACGGTGCCGCACTAGGTACAACATCCCTAGAGTTTAGTGACTTGTTTCTTGCTGATGCAGCCGTAATCAACTTAGGCGCAGACCAAGACGTAACTCTTACTCACGTTGCTGACACAGGCGTTCTTTTAAATGCTGCTAGTGTAATCCAGTTCCGCGACGCCGCTATCAATATTGGTTCACCTGCAGATGGTGACCTAGACATCAATGCTGATGATGAGATTGAATTAAACTCTACTCTCATCGACATTAACGGTAATGTAGACATCTCAGGTACTTCAACTCTAACTGGCAACGTAACATTAGGTGGTCAGTTAATAATGCCCGACGTTACTGCAGGACATATCCTTGTTGCAGACGGAACTAGCTACGAAGAAAAGGCAGTCGGTGACCTTTCTGAAATATCCACAGTAGCAAGCGATGACGTATTCCTTGCTGTAGATACATCAGGTGGTGGCTTAAAGAAAATAACTCGCAGTACATTAGTATCTGGATTAGCCACTTCATCTGGTATAGGTAATATTGTTGAGGATACGTCCCCTCAATTGGGTGGCAATTTGGACATGAACGGTGCAGATATTGTCACAACATCCAACGCCACAATTGACTTGGCTCCTAACGGAACAGGCACGGTGGTCGTACGAGGGAACACTAACTCCGGTGCTATTGTATTTAACTGTGAATCAAACTCACACGGCCAAAAAGTATTTGGGCAACCTCACTCAGCATCTGTAACTAATACTCTTATGTTACCTGCTGGAGCTAACTCAACTCTTGTATCTCTTGTATCAGCAGACACACTAACAAACAAGACACTCACCAGTCCCATAATCAACACGGGTACTTTCGGAACATCTATCCTTCCTGTTAGCGCAGACGGCACTACTCTGGGTTCTGCATCTAAGGAGTTCAGCGACCTGTTCCTTGCAGATGCGGGTACCGTGCAATTTGGTAACGACCAAGATGTGACCTTGACTCATGTTGCTGATACGGGATTGTTACTTAACGCAGCAATGGTAGTTCAGTTTCGTGACTCTGCAATTAACATTGGCTCTCCGGCTGATGGTGACTTGGATATCAACGCTGACGATGAGATTGAGTTAAACTCAACCCTGATTGACATCAACGGTAATGTAGAAATTAGTGGGACTGCAGCAATAACTGGCATTGCAACTTTTACTGACGATATAATAATAGGTGATGCAAAGACTATTGGTTCAGCAAGCGATACAGACGCTATAGCCATAGCTTCAAACGGCGTAGTTAACTTTACACAACAACCAACAGTATCAAGTGCAGCAGTAAAAGTAGCAGGTAAAGAAACTATTTGGATACCTGCTGCAGCTATGTACCCTGAAACAACAAACGGGTGTGCTAGTTTGGCACAGGTTGAACTGTCAAATGGTCCCGAACTAAAGTGTCTTGACTTTGATAAGGGCAGTGATGAACATGCACAGTTTACGATAGCATTTCCAAAGTCTTGGAATGAGGGTACAATAACATTTCAAGCGTTCTTTACTGCTACTTCAACAGACACCGGGACATCAGCATGGGGTCTAGCGGGACTTTCACTTTCTGACAGTGGTGATTTGAATACCGCGTTTGGAACAACAGTAGTAGCGACTGCAAAAGCACACTCTGGAACAAGCAACGATTTAGACATTTCTGCAGAGAGTGGTAATGTTACAATTGCTGGTTCACCAGCGGCAGGAGATTTATGTATTTTTCAAGTTCTAAGGGACATATCTGCGGATGATTTAGATGCTGATTCAAGACTGCTAGGCATCAAACTGTTCTTTACAACTGATGCAGCAAACGACGCATAGGACTGATTAGATGTCAGGATTTGGATACAGTGTTTTAGGGTTTGGTGCATTTCCAAGCAGGTCCATTGTAGCTGGAATTACAGGTAATGCAAGTAATGTTTCAGCAAAGGCCCAGTTTAACGCCACCCTATGGGCTTCGGGTACACCTAAGGTACTTAACATTTCTAGTGGAGTCACACTAGGGGGAACAAGCGGAACAGCAGCCCTAACAATCGAAAGTGACTTGGGCGGCTCTTTGCTCATAAACAACGCCGGAACTATTACTGGTACAGGTGGAGCAGCCGGGTCATCAGGCGCAGGGGGTAACGGCGGTAATGCAGTACTAAACTCTGGTGGTACTATTGTAAGCCTTGTCAACTCTGGAACTATTTCTGGGGGTGCTGGCGGTGGCGGCAGCGGTGGAGCAGGTGGTAATGGCACAGCCACAAGCACAACAAACAATACAAATACCAACACTAATTATTGGTTCGTATACGGCAGCGAAAATTGTGGAGGTGCGAACAATCAACAATTAATTTCCTACAGCGGTTATGGACAAATAAATAATGTTTCTGGTTCTTCACATAGTGCGAGTGGAGTAGTCTTTCTGAAAGGTGCTTATAGCCGTCAAAATGACGATGGAGAGGGTTGTGTAAGTAATCTCTTTATAGTCAACATCCAATCAACAGCAGCAACATCAGGCGGCGCAGGTGGAAATGGTGGTGCTGGTGCTGGTTTCAATCAAAGTCAAGCTAACGGCTCTTCAGGTGCTGGCGGCGGCACTAATGCTGGAACAGGTGGAACCGGAGGAAACGGTGGTGCTTTAGGTGCTGACGGAGCGGCTGGCGCAACAGGAGCTAACGGAAACTCTACAAACGGAGCTAGTGGTTCAGGAGCGGGTTCAGCAGGTAAAGCAGTATCTGGCGCAGTAAACTTTACAGACGCATCAGGAACTACAAACGGAACAGTAGATTCAACTTGATAATGGTAAGAAAATGACTGCTGATGAACGTTATGAAATTTGCAAGGCATGTGACTGGTTTCGCTCTAGCATCAAGCAGTGCAAAAAGTGTGGATGTATTATGACTTTAAAAGTAAACCTAGTTTTTGCTAATTGCCCAATGAGGAAATGGACATGACAAATTACAATATTGAGAAGATTGATAACGGCATTGCGACTTTACGCTTTGCTGATAATAGCTGGGCTGAGTTGATATTAGCCTCAGACATGACACAGGAAGACTTAGATGATTTGGCATTACAGTTTGCACCAAAAACTGGTGTTGCACCTAGTTTCGCAAAAGTTGGTTTCACTTCCACAGCATCAGCAAAGCCGGAACCAGTTGCTTCAGAGCCAGAAGAGGTTGTTGATGAAAGACCCGCGTGGCTCATCGCAAGAACAAAAGCGTACGGTGTATTGTCTAGCCAACTTGAGTACATTACTGAAAACGGGCTTGATGCTTGGCAAACTCATGTTGCTGAGATTAAAAAGGCTAATCCAAAGCCATCGTAAATAAGACTTGCTTTTTCATTACAAATACAGTAAAATTAACTAGGAATAGCTATCAATGGATTTAGTACACATAATCGACACCCTAATCGGCATAGTTGTCATGGGGGGTGCGTGGTTTGTTTCTGGCATGACAAAGGAACAGAAGCGCATAGAGATTCTTCTCAACCGTACTCGTGAGGAGTACGTCACTCGTAGTGAGGTTCGGGAAGACATGAGTCGGGTTATGGAAGCACTACATCGTGTAGAAGACAAGCTAGACCGCGTGTTACAGAAAGACTAGTAGATGGCAGATTTAACAGGCAAAACTGGTGACGCTCTTTCTGAAGAGCTTGTAAAAGAACAGACGGAACAATCTGAACAAACTGCACTGACTGCAAGCCAAGAAACTGTTCCAGCAACACTTACTGCAAACACAAACGAGCTTCTTACCGACAACAATGTTAAGATGGCGGCTGTTTCTGCTCCTGTACCATCCAGCCTTAGTTCTGCTTTGTACGATCAAAGTGCGCCTACCACACAAGCAGCAAATACGTATCAGGCAGCAGCTACAACTGCACCACAGAATATGGCTGCTGCACAAGGCACTGCAAATCCTAACGCTATTATGACTGCTGCACAGGGTACTTTATCCCCCGGTGCATTG